TTATAGACTTCCTGTTCTAGCATTATACGCATCTCTGCGAGGGAGATACACCTTCACATACTTTTTATTCTGTATGCCACATGATGGAGTTACGTAATATAAATAGCCACTCCATGTTTCTTTTATCGTACCGTAATCTACCCAACCTCTACGCTTAGGTGGTATTGGAAAAGTTACTGCATCACTTCTTTCAATCGTTACCTCGTTTACAAGTTTTGATCCTGCTGAGACCTTTGCGCCAACCTTTCCACCAAGTGCATTCCATTCGGCACTACCCTCTACCGTACCGCTCACCTCCGTGCCCACTTTCACGGTTTTTTTAATAGATGATGTATGTTGCATATCTCTGTCTGTATGGTTAAATCCGACTGTTCCCATAATAGCCAAGCTAAAATTAGAAGTGCGGCTTGCATCATACGTATGATGGGGGTCACACACTTCTCTTTGTGGCTTAAAACGTCCTCCATTAAATGGGGTTGGTTTTGACATGTTCTCCAACTCCTGCTCTGATACCTTCTTTAATGAACCTTTTTCATCTCTGACATAAACACCTTCTACTCTTTCACCTTCTTTTTTCTTAATTTCACTTGCAAAAGTATTAGGTGCTATGAGTGAGGTAGAAGCAACAGCTAGAGCAAAAATAAAAGCTAAACCTTTTTTCATAATGACTATCCCCTTTGTCATAAATATTTAGGACTACATGTGTACATTTCAAACACACCCAAACATCACAAACCTACGACATAAACTAATCCTCATATTCCTTGCAAGCTTTGAATCATATTGCCATGAACCAAAATACAAAGGACGAGCTTACCCTTCTCTACATCCCTCATATTTACTTAAAAGCCATATAACAGGGTCGACAGCTTACTAGGTGTAATAGATTTGCTACTGCTTGTCTACATGGAGCATCCCCCCTCTCTCCTAGTTGTGTTCAATCTAGATGGCTAAAGATTTTTTTAAGCTTCATCCAAAGTAAAAAACCTTCCTTTTCTTCTTGTATGAGACTGAAAATGTCGACTTCTCTTCCCCGATACACTTTTATCCCTTTAAATTCGACTGCTTCAACCGTGTCAAACATTTTAAAGTCAACCTTCTGTTCATCCGTCTTAATAATCTGAACTAAGCTTGTCCGTTTATCAGGCAAATAATCAACAAAGCACCTCACACTATTACGCACATTTTCATCTTCAATTTTGCATCCAGACTCTTCTTTTAGTACCTCTAAGCTAGGGCTACGGTACAACTCTGACACAACCGATTGAACCTCTTCTTTAGGGCCTGTCACTTGAATTTCTACCATTGTAAATGCTCCTTTCATTTCCATACCAATAAGCAATTACTATAACCTGTTTTCATTATTCCACACCGATTAATTATTCTACAAATATTTAAAATGTGATATAATATACAAAAGTTTCAGTTTTATATATAAATAATCAGTCTTCGCCTCTAGATCTTCAGACAAAAGTAGTTAATAAAATTGATTCTTCATTGAAATACGCCTTGAAGGGCCTCTTTTTAGGAGAAAAAATTTTTTTGAGGTGGGAAAATAGCATGAAAAAAAGGGACTCTATCTATATTACAAAAGAAATGGGAAGAGCTTTAAAAGTAGCAAGAACATCCTTGCAGGGTGAAAACAGTCAAGAAGCACTGGCCAATCAATCTGATGGAAAAATATCAACTGGAACGATTTCACATATTGAAAATGGTGGATATAAGATCGGTATGAACAAGCTACGTTATTGGTGTGATATAGTCGCTATGGATATTCGTAAGTTATTGAACTTGGGGAATCAGTGTAAAGAAATTACGGAAGAGGAATTGTCTTTCGAGCTAGTAACCATTGAGCATACCCTAGATCGAGTAGATTTAGAGGAAGGATTTGAAAGATTGAATCTGTTGGATTTATCTAAAAGTCACCCTCTCATATCCAAAGTCTCGTATCTCAAAGGAAAATATTACTTAGAGAAAAAAAACTGGCAACAAGCTATTCTGTGCTTTACTAAGTCAATCGAAATTGAGCAATCATACTCTATACAAAGAAGCAACAACCTATTATCAGCATGTTATCAAGAGTTAGGCCGTATAGCTCACTATGAAAACGATTTACGAAAAGCACTTCAATATGTACAAAATGGCTTAGACTTATTCATTCAAAATGGAGAAAGACAATATTGTCTATACGTTTTGTTAGTTAGTAAGGTTATCTACCTAAAGAACCTAAACCGTATAGAAGAAGCGTTGGTAGCTCTAAATGAACTAAACACACAGAGAAACAACATTGAATCAACATCAGTATTGTTAAACATGTCCGATCTGTATGCAGAATTACTAAACCGAACAGAACGGTATGAAGAAGCTGCCCAGCATGCATTACAAGGTATTGAGTTAGCACGCATTGAAAGTAACTTTGAACGTTTGTTTGACTTATGGACAGTTTTGGGAGCCAGCTATATGAGCTTGAAAAAGTGGAGTCAAGCAGAACGATGTTTCTTAGAAGCCCTCAAATTAAAAGACAAAATCCAGAGGGAGTATCTCGCTGTCAAAACATATAAACAAATCGGGGAATTGTATACGATTCTTGACAAAAAAGAAAAAGCATTAGACAATTTAAAGAAAGCAGTAAAATTAGGTAAGAAAACAAATGATGCTCTACGCACTTGTGAGGCATTTATTTCTTTTGGTGACTACTATGTAAAGCAGAGCGATTTGAAAAATGCTGAGATCAAGTATACTCAAGCTCTTGTACTTGCAGAAAAGCATGAATTCTCAAGTCAAGAAAACATCTTAGTTATCAAATTAGTAGCCTGTTCAACGAAGATTGGATCCGATATCACCATGTTTTCAGATCGTTTAATTTCAATTTTGCAAAAGTTACAAGGAAGGAGTGACGGCGATATGTTCACACTATCTTCTCAAGCAAATCCTACCAAAATTTATGTATCTGATCCTCCAGGAACTTAAAGACAATTTACTACAGAGCCTTTTATATAGAGGCTCTCTTTTCTTTCTATTCTCCATCATTTGGAAAAAGATAAAGAAAAACGGGATACTAAATTAGCATCCCATCCCTATCCAAACAATCTACTCCATGTTTGCTTTCCTACAATTCCATCCACTAGGATTTGCTCTTTCCTTTGAAACTTAATTACCGCATTCCTAGTAACAGGCCCGTATATACCGTCCGCTGACACACCTAATTTCCTTTGTATGGCCCTCACATCGTCTCCACGCATCATAGGCTTCCTTAGCTTTAAAAGCCGTGTATAAGACGGGCTGGATGCCGTGGCCACTGGTGTGAATGTAGCCTTTAACCCTACACATTTTGCTATACTATTTGCGTATACTTGCGCTAACTTCGATTTAAAATCCTCCGATTTCAGTAGGTCATTTTCAGATTTAGTATCAATAAATAGATTTTCGAACAACACGGCTGGCATATGTGTAAAGGTTACAACTCCAATTCGTCCCCGTGCTGCTAGATTATCTGTTTTAATCGAATTCCCATGTGCACCGATTCCGTATCCTTTGAGGAAAGTTAGTACATCATTGGTAACAATACCCTGAATCCGCTTACTCTCCTTACTTCCTCTAACGCTGGTGAAACTCTCAAATCCTTTCCCTCGTCCTGCGTTAATATGAAAGCTGAAATAATAATCCGCTTTCCTGCTATTAGCGAATGCAATTCTATTATTAATACCTATATAACTATCACCAGTACGCGTATATAAAACGGTGGCTCCATATCTCGTTAGAAGGCTACCCACTCGCTTTGCTATGTCCAGAGTCCAATTCTTTTCTAGCAATCCGAATCCAGTAGCTCCGCTATCTCTCCCACCGTGCCCTGGATCAAGTACGATTTTTTTACTCATTCTTTTTCACATCCTTTTTAGCATCTTCTTTTAATGACTCTACAGCTTTCTTTAAAAACTCTGGAACGGGTACATTCAATTTAATGGAGTTCTCCAGTATAGAAAGTGCTTCGTTACAGAGGAAAAAAGTAATAGTTGCATCTCGGAAAGCATGCCCATTCCCTAATGTGTTGTCTACCAAATGAGCCACCGCAATAACTGCGAAAATAGCTATTTTCGTGAGGATTCCCCAAAATCCCACTTCACTAGAGAGCTTTCCATGCTTTCCTGCGGCAATCACACCCGTCACATAATCCAATGCTACAAAGATCACCAATGTCTGTAAGATAGCAGACCATCCGCCCCACAAATAAGAAGCAACTCCACCGCCAATAGCTACTGCAAACTTGAACCAATATTCCACATTATCTACCTCCCTTCAATCATCAAAATGAACCTATCTTAATCGTACCAATTTCTATATAGAAACCGTAAATGGTCAGTATTGAAAACGTGGGCGGCTGCTAAGTAACCAGGGAGACATTAGACTTTTTACGATCCGTCAAGCTCCGCACCCATGTATTCACCCTCGCTTCAAGTAGACCCGAAGGCTTGTCCATCCTCACCGTATCACCTAAGCGTACTTTGTGTGCTTCTAGCCCCGTTACTCTCTCAAGTAGAACCACTTCCATGTTATGCGTATCATTTGATCTAGATATCTTTTTTAGCATCGCTAGACCATTTCTATATAGTTCCGCTTGTGATTGTGCTTTCTCATCTTTCCAATAATAAAAGCGATGTCGCCCGTTTAAATGATACATCTTAAAAGCTTCTTTACTCCCGATCCAATCGGCTTGTTTCTCAAATCCTCCTTCGATAAATGAGGGAGTATAGCCTGTAAGTGTTAAGGGTTCTCCGTTCCCTTTCTTTCCTACTGGAATAATCGCCGTAAACAATTGCTTCGTGTCCTCGATAACCTCTATCCCTGCTATATCTAAATTAAATTGAAAAAGTTTCTTTGTATCTTGTCCCCTTCTGGTCAGCAGGTGGACTATTTTCTTAGATACTTTCAAGCCGTCGAATATTACCTCATATTCAAGTTCTCCATTAAATAATGACGCGATCTCCTGTACGGACGAAAAAGCATTTGTGTAATCCGTAAAATCAACATCTTTAATCCCTAAATAATCAATTTGTCCTAGCTTCCAATCCGTATTAGACAGCACTACATTTAAGGCATTTTCGGCGCTGGTTGATGAGAGTTTGAAAGGACGCACAACGGCACTAAGTAAATCAGTACTCGCGGATCCCTCACACCAAACATTCAATCGATTATTTTTAATATCTTGCTTTACGGTTTTAATCCGAAACAATAGCTTTTTTCCATCCTCATCAGGTACTACGATATGGTGTTCCTTTTGAATGTTAATCATTTGTGAATGATCCAGACGAACAGAGAAAGCAAAATCCATGTATCCATACTCTAATTTGGTAGTTAATAGATCGTCGAAATAATGTAATCCATCTTGTAAGCGGTTATCCATCACTCCTATCACCTTTTCATACTGGTCTAGGATATATAGAGTTGTCATGATAGCCACCTTTCCCGATACTTAATTGTTCCTTCTCCTACTGGGAATAATGTAAAGTGATTCATTCCTTTCTTTAAAATGGGGAATGAGCTGAACCCATCCAGTAAATCGAAACACGGATCGCCGTTTAAGGTAACAATCCCCCTCTCGCTATCGATTATTAAGTTGTCTCTTTCCTTAAAAATAACTGGAATCTGTACACTATCGTCTAAGGTATTTTCTTTATAGAAATAAATACTTTCAATACCTGTATTGCTATTTAGTGGATATTTGCCGTATCCAAGGATAGCTACTTGAATTTTGGATACTTTGTTTGAAGAGCTACCTACAAACGTTTTTGAAAACTTGTCATATTGAATATTCTTTTTAGCATCACGCTTCGCAATTTCAGCAAACCATTTACTACCAATCCGTTGGAGAGTTAAGCGAACGTATTTATTAGCGTAATATCCCTTTTTCACTTGTTTGTATGAACTCGCGAATGAATTTGTACCTGTCCTAGCTTCAAAAATGGGGTCGTTCATAGACGACTGATAATCCGAAAAGGATAATTTACCGACTATAACATCGCTCTTGTCATATAGATAAATTTGAATCGAAGCCAATTGGTTAATGCTTGTTGCATCTAAATAAACAAACGTTTCACAAGTGAAATCTTGTACTTCCTCGCCTAATCCTTTCACCAAAGCTCCGCCATGCCATCCCCTACCACTCCCTACACTCGTCAATCGGAATACACCATTCACAGAGGAGATAGAGCCGTCAAATGTAAGATTGTCTACCTTGACTGGAGATGTCCAGCCGTTTGTAGTGTCCAGTCCATCCTCGATCAAGGCTACACGCTTTGGGACAGGTGTAGTAGTGCCTCCTGTTTGCTCTGCCTCTCCAAATACCATACGGTTATTCCCATCATCTAAGCTAAAAATAGTAGTATCTTGTTTAAAGGTGATGTCCATAACGGGGCATGCTTCCACCCCTCCATGATTCGTAACGGTAGTAGCACCATCCGTACTTAATTGCTGAGTCTTTTCCGCCCCATAAATATATGGGTCAGTACAATTAAATGTTATGGTTCCTTTTCCTACTTTGTTGTCTTCTGAATATGTGGTCTCTCCCGTTACTTTCGCATAGTAGTATCTATCGGGATCACTAGTAAACTCCAATTTCTCTGAACTCTCTGAATATAGCCACTCTGCAAATTGGCGCATCTTATTCATTAAATCGGCTTTAGTAGTGTATAGAATGAAATAGTCAAAAATGATTTGTCGGTTTCCTATTACATTTCCAAAATCATATGAGCCTGCCCTCCCTGCTACATTCAGCAAACTTGGAGAAATAGGAGGGAACATTGACCTGCTAACACTCCCCTTAACAAAACTAGGTAAAGCTTGATTCTTGAACTTAATAGGCAATATTCACCACTCCTTTCGCTCGTTGCTTGATCGCTTGTACTCTCTCAATCTCGGCTACCAGTTTGTAAATATCTTGCTCTTCGCGGACGATTGGACTATTTATGACAAAATGATTTTGAATAGTGGAATTTGTAACAGGTGGTTTATTCCTAGATGATGCATGGGTTAGGTTGGCTACATTTGGAACCGCCACACTAGAAAGAAGACTAGCAGCATTCCCTACTAAGCTTGCTTTCTTTTCCATCCCCATTGCAAATCCTTCGCTTGTCCATCCACCTAATTTCATAAACTCCCGTGATGGTGAATTGATCCCTAACACTCTCTTCATAGATGAAAGAGCGCTCCTAGCTATACTGATAGCAGAACTAATTACACTAGATCGACCGCTACTAATACCGCTAGCCATACTCGAAGAAATATTTGAACCGATTCCAGAAGCTGAGAAGGTAAGATTTCTTCTAACAATGTCTTGTAATGATTTAGATGCACTAGAAACTACAGGCGTACCCGAACTTAACCCACTTTGAAAGCTGGAAATTGTTCTTCGTCCTTCTGGAGATAGGGGAACGTTTGCTCCACTTTTCAACAGCTTATCCACACTATTAACAAACGTAGCTAACCCAATTTTTCCGCTTTGCAGGCCACTAATCAGAGTTGAAACTGTAAATTTCCCTTGTGATCCTAAGTCGACTTGAACACCGCTTTTAATATTCAATCCTAGTTGTGCCGCTACAGAATCAACAGACAACTTTCCAGAACGTAAACCGTTCGCTAGAGTCGTAGCCGCTCCCATTCCAGCAGGTGACAAATCTATTTTAATTTGAGCGGTTGTCAATCCTAGCTGAGTAACCATAGATGAAAAATGATTATTAACGGCTGTGCTGGCGTTAGCGGCATCCTGTGTGACCTGATTAAAAAATGTAGCGTTCTTTTCCTGGGCGATTCGATTTCTTTCTTCCATAGATCGGGAAGTTGCTTCTCTCCCTATTCGGGTCGTACTTTCGATTATCTCTCCAGTCTTCAAATCGACTATACTTTTTTCCTGATCGAGATTAGCCCGCAACGCATCTAATCCTTGTTGTCTAGCTTCATTCGCCGCGGCTATCTTCTGTAGTTCCACCTGTTTCACAGACTGAACAGCCGTATTAAACTGCGCTTCTGTTATTTGTCCCGAATCAAAAGACTTTTGATAGATCGCGGTCAACTCTTTCGATCCTTCTTGTGCCGCCTTGATAGCTCCGCTGTAAGCACTTTCGATACTCGTTCTAAATTTCATAGCCGCTGTATCGCTTAATTTACCCGTGCTTTGTTCGATTTGCGATGTGAAATTCGCTATATCTCCCGTTTTCTTCACAAACACCTGTGCTGATTGATCCATTTGTTTCAGGGCTTCATTAAACTTAGTCGCAAATTCTTGTGGCATCTTGGCAACGTTACCGCCAAGCTTTGTAATTCCCTCGTCTATAACTGTATTCGCTTGTTTGATCTTGTTGATTTGTTCATCAATGCTTTTTACAGCATCATCCCCGATCTTTGAGACAACTGGCTTTAATACTTCGGGTACCTCACCTAGCAAGGACGCCGTGGCCTTTTGGATGTTCAACTTATCTTGATTTAGTGCAGCACTCACCTTGTCCCCCATTTGAGTAAAAATCGCTACCGTTTCAGTAACAATCTTTTGTGCTTCCGTTCCGCTAGAATTTCTCAATTGAGTAAGATTCATCATCGCTTGGTCTCTCAAATCTACATAGCCCTTTGCCGCTTTTGCTGTGCCTTCGGATACACCTATTCCAAACTGTAGAGCATTCTGTTTCGTTTCCTCTAAGTCCTTTTGCACCTTGACCACCGCGGACGTGATCGCACCAATCGCAACAGCTCCACCCACGATAGCCCCGATGAATGGGTTTGAAACAGCGATCACACCAGCCACCGCCGCACCTAATCCCAATACAACGGAAGTAGTAGCTGTGAAAATCCCAAGAGCTTCTTGGGTGCTTGGCGACAACTGGGAGAACCAATCGACAACGCTATTTAATCCTTTAGCAAGGTTCCGAAGCACAGGGAGGAAAGCCGAACCAATCGAGATTTGCAGGGTTTCGAAGCTTCCTTTGAGTTCTTCAACCGTTCCCTTTAAATTATCCATTCGGGTTTTGGCTACGTCGGAGGCGGTAGTCTTATTTAACTCTTTGTTCATGCGTTGAACTCCATCCGCTCCAGCAAGAAAAGCAATGTTAGCAGCTCGGATCGCATCCGTTCCAAAAAGGGTTTTTAATGCGAGGTTCCTCTGTTCGTCCGATAGCTTGGATAGTTTGGTTTTCAATAACTCTGCAACCTCGGCGAAAGATTTTATTTTTCCACCTTCAAAGAAATGGTTTACTTCACCCGTAATGATTCCTAATCTCTTCATTTCCGCTATTGCTTCTTTTGCGGTTGGTTTCAAAGCTAATAACATCGTTTTTAAGGATGTGCCAGCATCCGAACCCTTTAGGCCATTCATTGCGAAGGTAGCTAATGCGGTGGCTGTGTCCTCGAATGTGAGTCCAGCCCCTGCCGCTACTGTGGATACCTGACTGAGTGCAAACTTCATTTCATTTACATTAGTAGCAGAGGAAATAGCCGAACCAGCTAGGATATCCGCCGCTCGTGTAACCGATAGATTATCTCTCTGAAAAGTATTTAGTGCTGTACTTGCTATCTCTGCTGCTTCTGCAAGTTCAAGCTCACCAGCCGCCGCAAGGTCTAAGGCTCCTTTTAGTCCACCGCTTAGAATTTGGCTAGTACTTAGACCAGCCTTCGCAAGCTCTTCTTGTCCTTGAGCCGCCTCCTGTGCGCTATACTTGGTTTGTTGTCCCATCAATAACGCTTGATCCTTGAGCTTTTCCATGTCCTCGGCCGAAGCATTTGTAACAGCTTTAAGAGATGATAACTGGGCTTCGAAATTAGCTGCCTTTACAACTGTAGAGCCAAATGCAACAGCAAGGGCGGCACTCATCACTCCAAGAGCCACACCAGCCTCGATCGCTTCATCTCTCACAGCGAAGATATCCCGTTGTAGCTTTCGTGTCGGTTCCGAAGCTCCCTGCATCGCCTTAGAAACACGGTTTAATGCTCCCTCCAATTCCGTTTGAGCAATGGTAGCTCGATTTAATTTTGTCGCCGCTTGCTGTGTTTCTTTGCTATATTCTCCTGTTGTTGCAAGTGCGGTAGTATGTTTCTGCGCTAAAAGCTCCACTTTTTTCTCCTGCAAATCTAACTGTCTATTCAATGCCTGCGCTTGTAATTGCAAATCATCCTGAGATTTTCCGAACGCTTTGATTCTAGCCGACGACGAATCGAACTCACTCTTAGCAAGGCGTAAACGGGTGTTGACCTCGTTCATGCCACGCTTAAACCCCTCGGACTCCAGCGTAATCTCTCCACGTAACCGCCCTAACACTTGATCCATTATGTAACCTCCCCCTCTATAAAAATGGTATTTGATCAATGTATACCTGTTGTGGCTTATTAACCTTTGTCTGATGAGCTAAGAGACGGAAATATAAACGAATATCTATCCCCTCAACCTCCTGTAACTTGTATCCCTGTTGCATCAGGTTTGTATAGATATCATGAATAAAGTCCATCGGGTTTACTTCTTCTACTTGTTTTTTTTTGAATCCGAATCCGTTGGAATCTCTTCTAATGTCTGCGAAATGATACTGTGCACAATCGCCCAAGACTGATTGATAATCCGCCTAGCATCCGTACCTTCCTCATATTGTTCTGTTGTAAATTGATTATCGAACACTTGTGATATAAATAAGTACAACTCATCTAAAAGCTCTTGCGAATCAACTAAATCCATACTTTCACTATCTAAATTCTGTTTTACATATTTATTTCGTTTATCATCCAATTCCAAGGCTCGGCGAAACTTTTTACCTGAGATAAAATCAGTTTGAAACGTCTTCCGTTCACCTTCCAAGTACAAATTTATCTTTAACATGTATACCTCCTAATAAAAACGAGGGTAGTATAGTCACTATCCCTCATTCATTGTTATTATTCTTTCGGCTTATCTGCGACAACTTCATTGAACCATGTCGCGCCCTGTGTAAACTCTGGGGAATCCTCATCGCCTGCAAACTGCCAATTCCCATCGAAATCACGAGGTAAAAAACTACCCTCAATTGTAGGAGTCTGGAATTCGGGAGATCCTTCTTGCGTTTTAAGCTCTTGTTTGGGCAGGCTAAATTTTCCCTTTAGCATCCAAAAGTATCTATATTTCTTATTCGATTTGATACTCCTAAAGCCCACCGCTACATATGGTGCTAAATCATCTTTATTCTTCTTCAATACACCATTTACAATGGTATGTCCTAATAGTTGTGCTTGTGTTTCGATCGTCAAATCATCACAGTTAATCTCCATGCTACATTCCCCGAATGTGTTGGCCACTTCGCTTGGTGAATCGTCTGCATATAAGACTTCTTGCTCTGTAGATGGTGAAATCTTTACTTCAATTGCTTTGGCCATACGAACAGGCTTCTTATAAGTAATGCTGGTATTGTCATCTTTTTCTAAGATGGCATAAAACAAATCCCGAACACCAACAGGAACCGCCATATTAGCTCCCCTCCCTTTTTGTTTTGAATCTCATCGGACGATGAAAAATCTTTGTGTCGTCCTCGTATATATCCATACTGAAAGTCCTAATAAATCCCAAGCTCTCCATTACTTCTGCTACTCTTGATCCAATATCAGATAAATCATTACTAGATCGTGACCATATCGAAATTTGAAACGAAACCTCACTAACTGTTGTTTGATCGTCTGCAAAATACGATGGTATATTCATAAGCTCAAAAAAAGTAATACGTGGGTATTCGTCTGACTTTGGAGCCTTTAAGTGATAAATTCTCTTTCCACCAAGGGCGTAAATAATTTTTACATCCTTTTCAAGTGCGGAAACCACTTCCTCTCGAAGATTGAGCAAAAGCATCACCTCTTCTATTATTTTGTAACGTTATTTAAATCATGAATGAATGTATTTATATCCCCCTATGACGTAAATCCCTTTTTCAAGACCACACCTAAAACGGTTTTAACTTCCATCTTACTCTCAACTATGGAAGGCTCTACAAATGGACGGGCAGACATTTTACTTGTTCCGAATTCTAGAAACTTCGCGCGCCATGCTAATTTGCTTAGTGGTGCTATTATGGCTGTCTGAACTCCATCAACATCCCGAATGCTAAGAGAAATATGATCTTGTATATGAGGTTGATTCTTGTTTGAGCGATTCACATTCTCTTTCATCTTTTTTTGTACAACCTTTCCAGCTTCACGCAATGCGAAATCCTCTGCAGTGGTCATACGTTGATCCAGACGCTCCAATCTCTGCAACATCTTTTCGATGCCATCCATTTTAAAGTCACTCGCCATTTTCGGACACCTTCCCAATGATCCAGACATATTTCTTTTTAGAATCGTCCACCACATTTACGATGTCATATATTTTATTCTCGAAAACCAGACGATTAGCAGGTGTAATGTCTGTCCGATACCTGGCCGTAAACCGTGCGTAACTTTCAGAGATGGTAGCATCTCCAGAAAAAAATTCTCGCCATCGATTCGGGTTCGGTTCATAGCTACTCCAAACGGTGCCCATGTCTGACCAACTGGTTACAACGTTTCCTTGCTCATCTCGGACACTTGTCTGTTTTTGAAGTGTGATTCGAAAGCGTAATTTACTCATACTGGAACCACGCGATCCAAATTCAAAAGAGAGTATACAGACGACGGCGGATCAGACAAGCCATTTTCAAAGTAGTGCATTGCTAGAATAGTTATAGCTGTCCGTATTCTTTGTGGGACGGATTCAGGGGTTGAACCATAACCCGACACATAACGTACTTGAATCCCGTTTGTTTTGGCTAATGGGACAGATGGAAAGGACACATTATCCTTTTTAACGATCCGCGAAACAAAAGAAAAATCGTCCACAATGTAGTTGCTTGAGTCCCATATCTCCGTAACTCCTAGTTCATCTGTATAAGTGACAACCACACCACCAATAAGAGGCGGACGAGGGAGGATAATAAAATCTCTCCACTCATCCAGCGCGATCTCTAGCGTTTGGGAAATGAAGGCTCGGTTCATATATCCCTCTGCCCACTCTCTAGCGGTCATAATCAACGGCTTTAATATGATGTCTGGTGAAGTGTCGTCCACTTCATAGCGCAACTGAGCTTTTACTTCCCCTAGTGAAACAGGTTCAATGGTAGGAGGTTCAATCACTTTTATTTTCATACTGAATCCCTTCTACTTATCACTATTTTGATAAAACTTGATTGCGTTAACATCCGTTAATACAGAGTCATGACGGCTAAATGTGAGGAATCCTACACACCCTTGATCGAGATATTTTTCCCCTAAACGGTAAACACTCAAATCCATCACATCACGAATGTAAAAGCGGCTCATATCCCCGAATAGAATGGATTTCGCATTCGCTGCCATTACGGGTACGTCTTGGTTAATTACATATTCATAACCTAAAATTCGGTCTGGTTCCCCAACACGCAAGGAAGGTTCCCATACATAGCGCCCATCTGCATCTTTAAGCTTGCGAATTACCTTTAACGTACTATCATGAAACATGAATTGAGCGCTATTTGTTCTATATGCTGGATCAACGGAATGAATTAGATCGAATAAGCTGTCTGATACAAGACTCGTAGTTGCTCCAGTAGCTCCTACCGCCCCTTGACTAGCTCCTGTAACGACTCCAGAAGGCTGTCCAGAGCCTGTACCAGTCGTAAAATGGGCGTTCGTGACTCTTCCAATACGGGTTGCTAATGCTTCACGGATATAATTTTCTACATGGAACGCACTATCTTGTAGTAGCTCAATCGGTACTAAAATCACTTTCGATGTGTATTTATAAGCTCCTAAACTCAAGGAACTAAAAGTAGGATCAGTTGCATTTCCAACCGGAGCATTCTCACCCACAATTGAACCAATATTTGCGGTGTCGTCAACTTTCGGAATCTGTAACACATTCCCTCCAGAGGTCTGTAATACAGTAGCCCTAGATTGACGCATACCTCCGTAGGACTTCATCGTTTCTAGTAGCTGGTTATAAAATCCAACTGGAACCGTGAAGCCTCCACTTGCTCCTGTAACAGATGATAAGGCTCGTTGCTCATTCGATTTCCCTTGTAATAGTAATGAACGTTCTTCGTTATCTAATTCCGCCATACCATCCGTAAGGAATTTATGGAATGCTTGGCGATACTCTTTGCGGTCTATAGCAGGCTTTAATTCCCTCTTTTCTTCCGCATCTACATACTTAGCAGACGAACCATCACGAGATTCTAAATCTGATTCAAGATGTTGAAGTCTTTCTTCTCTCTCGATCTCTGAGCCTAGCTTATCGACTTCTCCCATCATCCGATTCCAGACCGTTTCATCCTCCTGATTCATGCCTCCGCGCTTTTCAGCTTGATCTAATAGCTCCCTTGCTTCTTTGGCAACTTGGGCGCGCTTTTGTTTCTTTTCTATCATTTTCATTGACATTCATCTATCACCTCTCTACTTATTAACTCTAAACGTTTCCTATATAAACCCACAGAAGTAAGCCCTCGTTTTGTGGATCTTGATTGGTACACATCTTTCGCCGATCTAACATCTACATTCGTAGTAGGATAAGCCGCCCATGTTACAGGGGATATCTCATATAAGTCTGCCTCTAAAATGGTTCGAACGCTCATTTCTGAGCTATCATCCCATTCCTCCTGATGCGACTGGAACATAAAAGACATCTCTGACACATCCCCACGCTTGATAGATCGGATTGCGTCACGATGCCAAGAGATTTCGCTATCTGGGATAATCTCAAATCTTGCACCCCGTTCATCTTCGGTGATAGTAAGAGTTCCGTTCTTCGCTCGGCCTAATACTTGTTTTGTATCGTGATGCCAAAGTGCGCGTATATCACTATCCAAATTCTTGAAAGCCCCACGCGAAAACTTTTCTTGAAAGTATCCTAAAATTGGATTAGAAAGTTTATCCCACTCAATAAAGTATCCTGATAGCTTTTGCTTTCCACCTTCTTCTGTACGTAGCTCTAAGTCCGTTACATCAAATGCCCTCTGTTCCATCGTCTGCCCCCTCCCTTGATTTTCCTAGCTGAGTAACAGTCATTAGAGCCGCATTAGCTAAATACACATCTCCACCTTCAATAGGATTCATATTTTCTAATCCTCTAATATCGTTAGCACTAAGCCATCCATTTTGTCGTCCGACTTGATATGCTTCATAGCGTGTTTTTATATCTCCACGAAGCAAGCCATCCACCAAAAACTCTACGAAATAACTTTTACGCTCGGTAGGAGTAAGCAATTTCATAAAAATCGCTTGTTCGAATCGCACTAACCACGGTCGTAGCGTATGGGTTACAAATTCGATTCCCATGTGTTCCACATTGCTAAATGTTGCATCCTCTAAAACCTGTAACATGTGCATAGGAACCCGATAAAGTGCAGCAATCTCATGCTTTTGATACTTACGTGTCTGTAAAAACTGCGCATCCTCTGGCGGTATTCCGATTTGCTTGTAGGTCATGCCCTCTTCTAAGATCGCAACTCTATGTTGCTTATCTAGTCCTTGGTGCATCTCGTTCCAACTATCCCTTAGCTTGTCCACCGCTGGCTGTGAAAGCTGTCCTGGATGCTCTAATACTCCCCCTGGTTTGGCTCCGTTTCCGAAAAATCTAGAGCCGTACTCCTCTGTAGCCATTGCAAGCCCTATGGATTCTCTAGCCAATCCAATTACGGAATATCCGCGCCTACCATCAAACCCCAAGCCTGAGATATGTAAGACTTTGGATGCTGGCAATATAATAGGTTCACTTGTCTGAGGGTTTACAGTACGATAATAGATTTGTTTGGTTTGCTTGTCCCGTTTCATATGGGTAATACTTGGCAAGAGCGGATATAGTGCTACTACTCTACCTGCCTTGTTTCTCTCAATCTCTGCATACGCATTTCCCCATAATAGGACATGTCCCATAAGGGTCTCCCATAGGGTAAATGCGGTCATTTCCTCGTTCGGGATACTATGGAGGATGGAATACAACGGATGATCGGTTGCCCTCTCTTTTCCGCCCTCTGGCAATCTTTTATAGATGTGAAGGGGTAAAGATGCAATGCTTTCAGATAGAATACGCACACAAGCAAACACGGTGGCATTTTGCAGAGCGTTCATTTCTGTTACACTCATCCCTGTTGTGCTACTACCCTTGACGAAATCAGAGAAGGAGGCAAGAGAAGAAAATGTATTTGTTGAACTACGTTTATCAAACATTTTAGAAAAAATCTCTGCTATTCGTTTCATTCTCTTCTCCCTCCCTAAATGGTGTAAAATCCTCGTTCATTATAGATTGATTCTTTATCTGCATTCATTAATAAGCCTCGTGTCATTGCATTAATGATCGCTGCTAGTAAGTCAATGCGTTGTGAGTCGTCCTTATGCTTCTTTGAAAGTTTTATGTTTGCGTTGTTATCTGTGACTTCATAAGCATTGGACAAGCACCACGTTAACAATGGGCTACCATCATGCACGATCTTATTTTGTAGTACCAATTCTCTAAATCTCTTGGTAGGAAGGGATAGAGTAGCGGCCCCTTGGCGTACCTCTACACAGGTATAGCCCTCATTATCTAAGTCTTGGGTAAAATGAGTGGCGTTATATGGGTCATAACAAATTTCTTTGATTGACCACCCTTCGCGCTGTTCCTTTTTCTTTATATGCCTTTTGATGAATCCATAGTCCACGACATAGCCATCGGTTAATGTACACCATTTTTCATTGGCCCAATGTTTATACGGTACGCGGTCAGTCCGTTCATGCTTAGAAGCCGATTCGCTCGGTATAAACCCATGTGCGGTAACTGCAAACCTTCCATCGTCCAGCGGAAACACAAACCCTACTGCGGTTAAGTCTGTCGTTTTAGACAAATCTAGACCGCTATAACATGGCTTCCCTTTCACTAGCTCCCTAAATTCATTTCTCGGAATCGCGAGGGATTTCCATTTGTCCATAAGTCCAGAGAAGTATTTATTTTCACTATCCGACTGCCACAAGCAACAGCGTTTCACAAGAAATTCTCTTATCTTTGCTGGATCTCCTGAACCATATGCAATGTCGTAATCCTGTTGGATCGCTCTCTTTAATGTCTGTATGTATTTGTTGTCGTAGCGTAGCATTGGATTTGCTTTCACCCACAAATTAGAGTTATGGGGATCATCCCCTTGGTCTAACTGGCGGATCACCGCAAAATAGTTTTCGTTTGGAATTTCGCCTTTTAAAATCTTCTCGCATATGTCATGTTCTTTCTTGCCTATGCTATTTTCAGCGTCCACTCCTGCGGTTGTAATGGCACAAAAGAGGTTTTGCGAACGTTTACCAAATCCCGACAAGATAACATCCATCACTTCGGAACTTCTCCATGCGTGGATCTCATCTGCTATAGCTACTGTTACCGACATACCATCCTTATTGCGAGTATCCTTTGATAGAGTTTTCAAATGACCGCCACGGCGTTTATGTTCAACGTAGGTTCTCTTAACCGTTAGATTTTTCGTAATTTCTGGCGAACCCTGAGCCATGGTACAAGCATCTTTCCATACAATTTTAGCTTGCTCCCGATCATAGGCCGCGCATACTACGCTTGGATTTTCTTCATAGATCGCTTTATCTGGATCATTTGGCGGATAGATGCAATCTGCTGTCATTCCGTACAAGGCTACTCCCGACATAATCGCCGACTTAGCATTGCCCCTAGCTTCTTCTATAAAAGCCCTGGTAAAACGCCTCGCTCCGTCCTGATCTACCCAAGCAAAAATATTAATCAAGTCGAATACTTGGAAGGGTAGAAGCTCAATGGTTTGTCCAGCGAATGAGCCTTTGACATGGCGGCAATAGTTTTCAAAGAAAGATACTATCCTTTGCGCCCTAGTTGGATCGAATACATACGGAAAGTCTTCTGTTCCTTGTCGGTCTAAATCATCTAAGAACCTCTTACAGGCTAAATACTCAAGCTCACACGATAGCAACTCTCTACTAACAATGCTTTCTGCATATTCAAGGCCACGGACTGGCATTATCCGAACATGTCCTTCTCTTCTGTATCTTCATTCTGTTTTGCTGTTCGTCTTGCTAATCGTGCGCGTGACTCTGGATTTAGTCCAAAATAGTTACCAATCCTTAATAGTTGATCTTCTATATTTTTTCGTTTTCCTAGTAATGGATGTGCCTTCGTTCCCACTACATAGCCTTCTTGGTTAATCACTTCTGTCATATAAATAAATTCACTATAGAGTTGGGCATACATGGCCAGAGCGTCTACATCAAGGTTGGAACACATATCGCTATCTAGCGCTAATAACTCTTTTGTGACTTCATTGAATTTTTTCTTTGCCGCCTTATCTAAATGCTTAGGCGGTTTTACTTTATCCGACTTAGCGGTTAATTTGCCTTCTTGCTCGGCTCGCTTTTTTAATTCATCCGTGTTGCGCTTGTTGGGATTCCCTTGTACAAGCTGTAACCTTGCAGACATTGCCCTTTTAGCCATGTTTCCCCTCCCTCCTAAAAAGTTTCCAAAAGCGGTTTTTTCTAAGAGTAGATAGCTGTCTGGTTTCCATTAAATTCCTTTTTAGAGATTTGAACGCCCCCACTCTCTATAAAAACAAATTCATCTATCAATATACGGTATATAATCGCTACTCATTAATAAATCATCCACTATATATAGTATACAACGCGCCCTATCGAACCCATAAACCCTACCTCTAAAAATGTGGGTGATTATTTTATTTGCATCCTCTTTGCTATCTCATGCACAACATTCACAGTTACAGCATTGCCAGCCTGTTTGTAAAGTTGACTATCTGATATACCAGCTTCCTTTGGCCTCATGTCCAGCCATCTCGAAACCCATTCTAAAGCCACCAATACCACTAAATAAGTCTAATACTTTTATTATCTATCCCTCCTTTACTACGAGGGTTCTATATATCTAGTATACGGTGTACCTATCTGAAACCGTAAAAGCTCACATCTAAAAATGTGGGTGATTTTTTCCCTACATCCCTTCCCGATTTTCCCCACCCCCACCACCTCCTTTTTTATCTGTAGGAAATGACGTTTAAGGGTTCTTAGTTTATATATATATAAATACTACTTACCCTTAAGTGTCATAGTTTAGGTACTTTCAACCCTTGGTAATACTGGGTTTTCCCTGTCTGACAATTCCTATTTGCTACCTGCTTCAGCTATAGGAAAAAAACGGGGTAAATCATACATTTCTTTATTACACTAAAGCGTTTTTATTCCTCTCTAACTTCTACTAAGTGGGGGGCTAGGTCAGCGATGGCAATAAAAAAGAACCATCCATCATTTTCGATGAATAGTCCTATTTGTTAATTCCGATTAGGTACAACAACTAACAGCTAGATTGTTAACTTGACAAAGAGGATAAGATTCGAACGCACGGATGCCCTTGTGATGGGCATTATTTGCATTCATACAGTACCTTTGAGGAATTTGAGAAAGATATTAATTCCTATATCTATTTCTATAATAATGAGTGGTTACAAGAAAATTAAACACTGATACATATTTAGAATTTTACTCCTGCTTTAAATGGATCACTCCCTACAGAAATCGTCGCTGAAACCGTATTGGAAGGTCCATCAATTACCGAGACGTTATTGGGAATAGAATTTGCTACATAGATGCGATTGGTGACTGCACTGACTCCCACTCCTCTTGGCCCACCTCCCACGGAAATCGTCGCTGAAACCGTATTGGAAGGTCCATCAATTACCGAGACGTTATTAGAAATAGAATTAAAGTTTGCTACGTAGATGCGATTAGTGGTTTCGTTTATTCCTACTTCACTTGGCTGAATCCCAACGCTAATCGTAGACACAATCGTATTGGAAGATCCATCAATGACCGAGACGTTATTGGCATTAGGGGCAAAGTTTGCTACATAGATGCGATTGGTGGTTTCGTTTACTCCTACTCCAAATGGCTGAACCCCCGCGGAAATCGTAGACACAACTGTATTGGAGGGTCCATCAATGACCGAGACGCTATTGGAATTAAGGTTTAATACATAGATGAGATTGGTGGTTGCATTCACCCCTACTCCTCGTGGATTCGCCCCTACAGAAATCGTAGACACAATTGTATTGAAATTTCCATCAATGACCGAGACGTTATTGGAAAGGCTGTTTGATACATAGATGAAATTAGTGACTTTGTTGATTCCTACTTCAAATGGCCCACCTCCCACGGAAATCGTAGACACAACCGTATTGGAAGGTCCATCAATGACCGATATGTTACGGGAAAGGTTGTTTGCTACATAAATGCGATTGGTGACTGCATTGACTCCTACTCCCAATGGCTGAATTCCCACAGAAATCGTAGACACAATCGTATTGGAAGATCCATCAATGACCGAGACGTTATTGGAAAGGTTGTTTGATACGTAGATGAGCTGTGCACCGGCAGGTCCTGGAGGTCCTGGAGGGCCCTGAAGTCCAGTAGCTCCCGTGGCTCCGTCGGCCCCTGCGCCAGTAGGTCCTTGGGGTCCAGTGTTCCCTTGAGGCCCTGTAGCGCCATCAGAACCAGCTCCCGTAGGTCCTTGAGGCCCAGTGGGTCCTTGAGATCCTGTAGCGCCATCAGAGCCAGCTCCCGTAGGTCCTTGAGGCCCTGTAGGTCCTTGGGGTCCTGTAGCGCCATCAGAACCAGCTCCCGTAGGTCCTTGAGGCCCAGTGGGTCCTTGAGGTCCCGTAGCGCCGTCTGCACCATCCGCGCCGGTAGGCCCTTGAGGCCCAGTGGGTCCTTGAGGTCCCGTTGCGCCATCAGAACCAGCCCCCGTAGGTCCTTGAGGTCCTGTAGCACCATCAGAGCCATCTGCACCTGTCGGACCTTGAGGTCCTGTGTTCCCTTGAGGTCCAGTTGCACCCGTAGTGCCGTTTGCACCTGTAGGTACTTCTAGTTTTACGATGGCAGAACCGGGGGTTACCGTGATTTCTAACGTATCCGATATGATGTTGAGTGTATCCCCGAAATCGACGGAAGCGTTCCCGTTTGCGCCTGAGTTTCCTTGAACTAAAAATAAGAAATCACCTGTAGCAAAAGATCCCGTAGGCCCTTGGGGTCCGGTAGCTCCTGGAGGTCCGGTGTCCCCAGTAGCTCCGACCGCTCCCGCTGGACCAGATGGCCCTTGAGGTCCCGTAGTCCCCGGGGGTCCGGGAGGTCCTCCTGATGATCCCGTGACTCCCGCAGGCCCTTGGGGTCCTGTTGGCCCTCTGGTAACGTCTGTGTTTAATACATTTTCTAGCTTCTCATTTAGGATCCATTCTTTTTTTCCGATTACATTAATCGTATCGCGAACACTATTATTGATCGTAAGCAGATCGCTAATGGAGGGTTGGAAGGATGTTGAGACTCCAGGTAGCGTCCCGAGAACGTATTGGAGCTTCTCCCCCTCGGCATTAATAATATGACTTAATCCTAGTTCTTCTAAGGCAATGGATGATAATAGCAGATTTACGGCATCTTCTCTGGTAATATTTATATTCGGTGAAATATTAGGTATATTCGCTTGAGACATATTACACCTCCCTACATTATTCTTACTATATATATGTATAATTCTTGCTACGTGTACTGGGCAATATCCCAATTGAAAGACAAAAATAAAAAGTCACAAAAAATAGATATATCCATATATTATATTGAGCATCTTTCTTCCCGATTATATTGATGGTGTCGCGAACATTTTCATTGATCGTAAGTAAGTCGATAATCGAGGGTAAAAAGGTACGTTACTAGGATTGTTCCTAAAAAACATCCCTGAGAGGATACCTAGTGGGACAATCCTATTTTTCATCCCTTATTTATGAATCTTGTTATGACAAGCATTACACACGCTTTGTAGATTGTTTAACTCTAGTCGCTTGCTCCAATCCCTCTTAACCTCTATGACATGATGGACTGTCTCTGCTGTTGTATATCTATCCCCACTCAAACACACTTGACATAAATAATCATCACGCCTTAGTGCTTGATCTCTTAGCCTCTTCCACGCTACCGATTGATAGAATTGCTTCGTTTGTGGATCGCGTATCCATTGATCGTAGTATTTATATTTCTCGCTCCTGTGGCTTTCGCAATAGGTATCTCGTGTTAGCTCTACGCATCCAGTCTTATTACACGGTTTCAATGGCTTCGGTGGCATCTAATCGCTCCCTTGTGATCTTGATATATTCGGGTTCGCGGTCAATTCCGATATAGTCATATCCGCCACGTTTCGCCGCTACTAGGGTAGAACCACTACCACAGAAAGGGTCTAGTATCGTTCCTTCTGGTGGCGTAACGACTTGTATCAATTGCTCCATTAACTCTATCGGTTTTTCAGTAGGATGTAATCTTTTTTGTGGGGTTACTCGCTTTGCACTTATTACATTGCGTCCTTTGTATGTGTGATACTGTGCTTTTCCCTTCGAAAACTGCATAATTAACTCATGCTGTGCACGGAATCCCCGTCCTAAACCTAGATCCATCTTGTCCCATATAATAAGGTTTTGCAATCTCATACCCGTTGATTCCAATACTGGAGCGAGATGTGGATACATTCGCCAATCACAAAAGAGTAGCGCATTTCCTCCATCTCTTAGAACACGATGAAACTCAATGCCAAGCGCTCTTATCAGAAATACTAATCCCATAGTGGTCATACTATCACTATCAAACCACCCTAAACGCTGATAGGTTCCAGCACTCTCTCGTATACCCTGTTTTTGTGCAGATTTCTTTTGTGCTTCTGTAAATCCCCCACTACAATAGGGCGGATCGGTTATAATACTATCGATTGAATGACTGGGTATCTTTTTTATCTCTTCTAGGCTATCCCCAATTATTAAATTTCTCATATCTGCTCCCTTTCTCTATCCTAACTTTAAACTAAGCCCCTTTAAAACCCTAAGCCCTCTATTTCAAAACGTGGGTGACTATATACAAATCACTTCTTTACTTAACTCGCTCCAGTTAAAACGACGCGGCGTAAACTTCATTTCCCCCACCGCTACGCCGTCCTTTACTTTCACTTTTGTAACAATGTATAAATTACCCGAATCTACTAGGATGATAGAACCAACCTTTATTTCTTCTCCATCCTCTAATCGCTTATAGAAATGGCTAAATGGTACTTTTTTATTCTCTGGTAACGTAGGCATTTGTTTTTTCTTTTGGTAAGGTAACGCCGCCTCTACTGCTTCCGTATATGTTTGATACTGACCAACCCAATAACGAGATCCGTTTTCGTGTCGGTATACTCGCCATTTCTGCGTAGGCTTGTGATAGTAAATGCCTTTGACCGTCACCAGAATTCCTCCATTTCCTTGTACAGTTCCTCTCGCTCCCATGAGGTAATAGTTCGGACTCCCAACGTTTCTTCTATGAAATGAAGTACCTTCCACTTCACGTTGTAATATTGCTTAGGCGACCATCCTAAGAATGTTCCTGCTTCCTTGTCCGTCGAAATCATCGGATCAAAATAACGCGCCTTCACTAGTTGGAGTTCATCTGCTTCTAGCTGTACTAAAGCCTTATCTAGCTTCAAGACAATGTAAAATGTATCTCTAGCTCTTAATTTCATTTCGCTATCTATGTTTTTTTCATATTCGGAAATAACGAGTGGATATTGTCCTTCCAGACTCTTTTTCCTTATTTTCCAATCGTTAAAGTTGGTTAAGTAGTATTCAATAAGCCTCATTTGTCACCACTCTTGTAGTAGCGATTCAAGAAGGTATCTAGCTCCATCACCACGAGGAAGGGTTTCCTGTCAGCTTTGAGAGCCAACAAGTCCACCCCGTCCGATTGATCCAGCCACCTGTATAGTTGCTTAAATCCATCTGCTCTAGCCTTGATCTCCCATTTCTCACCGTGCTTGCCTTCCACATCCCCTGCTAACTCATAACCCCAATTCTTTAACGCTCCCGACATAATGACACGCTTCCCCTCCACAAGCTCGGCAAAATGCTTCTCGGTACGATATCCCTTATTCTTTGATCTTCGTCCGCTCATATATAGCCCACTCCATCCCCTGGTATCGTAGTATCTTCTCTGTTAGCTCGTCGCATAGCTTGTCCGCTATTTCTCTTTGTTTGGGCGTAAGGTCTGTACGCCCTAGGTATTCCGCCCCTTTGACTAATCTTTGTAGGCACTCGTGATACTCTAGCTCTGTCATGCTGGTATAATCCCCCGATCCTGTAAGAGTTGATATAGAAACATCCTCCCCTTCTGTGTCCATCTCATTTGCGTATAGCCGTCTTTGGAAGTTATATAATCCACATAGCCCTCGTTTGCGTACTTGTAATATAAGTGCCATTGGCTCCCTTGCTTGAATTGGATACCTAGGGCGTGTAGCAGACGATTGAATCGGATAGTGGACAAACCGTAATCTTTTGCTATCGTTGTGGCTGTTAGAAGCTCGCCTGGTCTAAGTACTCGATCACAAAACTCTACTTTCGGCCCTTGTTCCCTTACCTTGGCTTCTAGTAGAATGCGATCTTTTTCTATATCGGCTGCCAATCGCAAGGCTTCGTGTAGCGTAGAAGGAACACGGAACGCACCACTTTTAATGTGTTCTTCCATACGGTTAAACTCTTGAATGTATCTCTCTTTCATCTCGGCCGCCTTCGCTCCGCGGTAGCCCATTACAAGGAACATAAGACCGTCTTTAGTGAGGAGGTATTTCTTGTATGTTTTGCCTCTCTCATTCGTATAATCTGACGGCCCAAAGTTGGACTCAGTAAAATTCTTGCTACAATCAAGAGCCTCGATGTCACGAATAACATGTTTGTGCTGTTTCTCAAATACCTCGGCTACCATCAAAGAATCTGTTACTATTTTGTTATCCTCAACAAATACTAGTTGGTTGTTAAACATATAAGTTGTCCTCTCTTATTTGGTATTTATTTTCCGTATATTTAACCGACTCAAAGTTGAGTGCGTTAAAACTCCTCGCGCTTGATCTCTGGGGGTTTCCACTCTCTCCGCTGAATATTGTTTCTGTACCATGCTATATACTCATGCGCATTCTCCACAGCGGTATAGAAATCAAAGGTATCGATCCGCGTCTTCTCTTTGATCGGAATACCATTCCCATCACCTGCTTTATAGGTAGCCGTCCACACCAGCCACCCCTCCCCCTCTTTGAAAATGAATATATGGTGATTTCGGGTTAACTGAAATTGGAAAGCTTCACAATTTGGATAGACAAGCCACCCGATTTTTCGTAGCTGATTTTCCACCCCCACCACCTCCTTTTTCTCTGTAGGAAATGACGTTTAAGGGTTCTTAGTTTATATATATATAAATACTACTTACCCTTAACTGTCATAGTTTAGGTACTCTCAACCCTTGGTATTACTGGTTTTTCCCTGTCTGACAATTCCTATTTACTACCTGTTTCAGCTATAGGAAAAAAACAGGGTAAATCATACATTTCTTTATCACACTAAAGTGTTTTGTTGGTCTAAAAAACGGCTATTTTGGAGCGCATTTTCGATGGAAATTAGGACGGTTTTCTTCGCTTTCGTATTCACTACTGTTGGAGAGATTTTGAAAATAATGGGTGCTAGTTTGCTAGGTTCCAAATTATATTTTTGTAGAAGGTAGTCGGGTGTAATCACTCCTACTATTTGAGAGCGGCGTGCTTTCATATCACGGACACTTTCTATCTGTAGATACCTAAGACACCCAACAACTGCTTTTTGCTCCATTTTGAGCTTTCTAGACACCTTAAAATAGATTTCATTCCATTCCTTCTTTGTCATCGCTTCCTCAAAAGTTAGAAGCTCCCGTACTACTCGATAGGTGGGGTCAGGGCGCAAAATGGATTGTTGGTAGATAATGAAGGCGGTGCTCTGAACATCATTGAAAAAGGAATGTGTATCTGCGTCACGTTCTACTTTACTAACAACCTTTTTGCATGTTTGGTAGTCTGCATATTTATGCAATCTATGTAAGCAAGCGTAGTGCCTGAGCTGGACTTTCTTTTGAAACTTGATAAGCTCGTCCGCTTTTTCTTCCTGGAACGCTTCATATACGGAAGGAGTAAAGGCAACTTGAATGTCTTGTTCGTCCTCTTCCTCTTCTCTGTGGATTGCGCCCTCTAAGTTGCGGTTCTGGATTTCCTCGGATACATTGATCTCACCTGATAATTTGGGTTCGTGTAGCTCCCTTTCTACCGCTCTTACAAAGGCTTCCTTCTGACTGCTATAGAAAGTATTTTGATCTTGATACTTGGAATGACGAATATATAAATTATCTATTCGCAATTCACTATCGTTTATAGTTTCAATGCCGTAATGATTCTGTACCGATCCTCTAGCCAACAGAGCCGCGTTAAAATGTTCGTTTGCTTCTAACTCACTTTTAATGAAATTGGCTATCTTCAAGCTATGTTGAAAATATGATTCAAATGGATATAGGTTATGTCTCTGTTCATTCTTTGGTTTATGGAGAAACAGACTAATCCTACGATAGGGATTGCGTAAGCGGTTAGCCATTTGGCGGATCAACGAGGGTTGAAAGATGCTCGAAGTTCCGTTACAGACAATCAAGGTTTCCCATTCCAGAGAGTTTTTTATGTTCACTCCGTCGGCTATAACGTTCGTTGCTAATACGACGTTTACATCATCGGTAATGCGTTCCTCATCTACTAGGAGCTTGAACTCTGGATTCTTCTTAGTAGCTGAGGTGATCGCCTTTGCTTTAATCCCTTGCTTGGTCAGCGCTTTCTTTAGTACCTCAATTACTTCCATTGAGTTGATGAAGACAAGTGCCTTTCGCTCTTTCGTTACGGCTTTGATCGTCAGGAATAACTCATTCAACCAATCATCGCGCTTGTTTCGTTCACACCAGTAGACAACGTAATTTTGTGCTGGTATCCCCTTGTTGCCATTGTCGATCCTTATCAGACGGTCAAACATATCTTTGTCTACTTCATTCGTTGTACCTGAAAGTCCTATAAAGTTCCTAGCTTTCTTACTTGCTTCATGAAGGTTGTTAATTGCCTTGTAGCGATACCCTTTAGCGTAGTCGGACACATATTTATGAATCTCGTCTACTACTAGGCTAAACGTACCCTTAAACGGCTTCTTGGTGAGAAAATCCACTAGTAGGGGGGTCATATCGTAGGTCGTAACAAAAGCCCGTCCACCTTGTTTCACATAGGAATATATCTTCTTTCCTAAATCTTTTTGTTCCCCTTTGATTCCCATGATGCTATGACTATTTGAAACTTGATCCGTTAACGCTATGGTTGGACAAGCAAAGATATAGAAATGATCCTGCTCGCTGGCTAGTTGATTAAAGGCATTCATGAATGATGTAGTTTTCCCCGATCCAGTAGGAGAATCGATTAAGACTGTTTGCTTTTCAGATAGCAAACTTTTCGCTAAATCGACTGGAATAAAGCGATCTACTTTTATTGATTCAAAGTCATATACAATTTCTTGTATAGAACCTTTGGGACTCTTGTATCCCTGTAACTCACTCGCTCGGACTAGTGAGCCAATGCCCACCGCTCCCCTTGATTTCCATTTCTCAAATGTACTATCTGGGGATTCTCCGCCTGAAATGATGTGGAATAACTCTAATCCTTGCTCGTGGGTTATACTCTCTTCATTCACTAGCGTTCGAAATAAACTTGTTAGCTGTGACCACTCCGCTCGCCTACCTTGACCGTCTGGAATATGTCCTACGCTTTCAGTCATTCGCTTTAACTCGTCAAAAGGAACAATGGAATAGGATTTCTTTTTCTCTGGCTTCTGCTCTTTTTTTAACTCCTGTTTGAGTATCGGTTGAACTTGTAAAATACCTCCCCAATACTCGCACCCTCTACCACCTCGTACTGTATTAGTAGGGGATTTCGCCCCCACGTCGACAGGTACACCTCTCTTACTTAACTCATGAATCAGATAGTTAATGACTTTGGATACTTGTGATTCGTCATGTAGCCTTTGATCTAATTCAAATAGAAGCCGATACCGATTCCCTTTGATACCGTGGCTGAATGTATACCATATTCCTGTAGCTCCTATTTGCTTCCCTACTCCTATGGGATCGGTAATCCTATCATCGTCGTCGATATCTACAGAAACAAAACCAGTAGAGGAAAAACTACGATCCTCGTTTAGTTCGGAAAGGACGAGATTTCGCCCCTCTGCCGCAAGCCTTAATACTTCCTCTGATGTCTTATGCCATGATCGCCACCCCTCCCCTTTCATTCGGTGAAAGGAGTCTCTCATATCGCTATTTTTTGGCTGTCTAGTGTATTTCACACTATCTATTACGACAGGATACTTTTGCAATCTGATAGACTCCTTTCTATCGTTTAATTGGTTTTATATATTTAGAACGGCAATATAACTTCCTTTTCTTTATCTGGTTCAGGTGGTTTTATCATTTCGGGTTTGAGTTCCGACTCAATATAAACATTGACACGCTTCTCGTCGTTGGCTTGATGCTTAACCGACACAATAAGCCTCTTTGCGAACATCTCGCCCAACCTATCCGCAATATCCGAAAATCGCTCTAATCGAAGCCCACAGCGTATTAGGTCAAGTTTCGTTCTACCAAGAGATGCGGCATCATGGAACAGCAAATATTTACTGAGCTTGCGCCCCTTGAACTTCCCTTCGATGATTTCAAGCTCCATATGGAACATGTCCTTACCGCTTTGACTCCTTTTTGGCTGGAAGCTAGTAACTTCCACATGGTACTCGCCTTCATCTACTCTTCCTCTAGGAAGCTCTACCGCTTCCGCAACCATAAATTCCTCATCAAATTTCTCTAAGTATTGTTTTAGTGACATATGTTGTTTCGCTCCTTATTTATTGGTGTGTTTGTTAATCATTGTTGCTCTTACTACAAAATGAGGGCTACCACATCCCCTGACTCCCTCGTTCGGTCGTCTTGTCCTACTGGTACAAATCCTCGCTCCTGTAAGAATTGATAGAGAAACATACGACCTTGCTGAGTCCACTTCATTTGCGTATGCCCCTCTGCGTACGTTTGATAGTCGACGTAACCCTTGTCTGAATATGCATTGTATAAATGCCATTTGCCCCCTTGGTTATATTGGATTCCTAAGTCGTGTAGTAAGCGATTGAATCGGACAGCCGACAAACCGTAATCCTTAGCTAGGGTGGTAGCGGTTAGAAGCTCTCCTGGTTGGAGTACTTGATCACAGAATTTCACTTTAGGAGCTTGCTCTTTTACCTTGGCTTCTAGCTGTAACCTTGCTTGCTCTTCTTCGATCCATCTCGTAGCCCGTTCAATAGGGTTTTGAATCATGTACGAATCTAGCTTTACATCTGTCTTAATAAACTGTTCCATGCGGTTAAACTCTTCGATGTAAAGTTCTTTCATTTGCGCCGCCTTTGTACCTCGATAACCCATTACAAGAAACATGAGTCCATCTTTCGTGAGTAGGTACTTGGAATATGTTCTTCCTTTTGAATCTGTGTAGGAAATCTCCTTAAAGTTAAGGAGATTAAAATCGCCACTAGAATCAAGGTTTCGGATGGAGTGAATAACATTGTCATGACGCTTTCCAAATACCTCGGCTACGGTTATAGAATCTGTCACTATCTTCTCGTTCTCGATAAATACTAGTTGGCTACTATACATATATAATCGTCCTTTCTTACATAAGGGTTTATGTGCTCTTTGTTATTGGCGAGGTAAACGTTTGTTACCTCATGTTATCCAATCTTCTTTTGCTTCTTTAATCGTTGTCTCTCATTAAATGCAACCTGTTCTTCAATGGTAAGAGAATCCCAAATCCTCCATGCTACCCGTTGGCACTCAATCCATCTACGCTCATTCTCTTCTGGTGTAATGTTTGGCGGAATAATCATACCTGTCTCCTTTCTGTTTTTATCAATATATATGATTAAAAGTATTGAATAATCATTTTAATTGATTGTGATAGCCAAAAAAAGAAAGCCTACGCTTTTTTTACCTTCTCATATACATCTGGAAAAAGTTCTTTCATAGGAACCTCTAGAATGCTTTCTAATAGCAACCCTACATCCAATTTAGGAACGACTTTTCCATTTTCAAGGTGGCTAATATATGGAGAATCTTTGCCGATTTTCATTGCTAAATCCTTTTGAGATAAGCGATTCATCTTTCTAGCTTGATGAAGCCTCCCACGATACACTAGCATTTTTTATACCCCTTTCGAATTCGATATAATTGATCTTTTATATATTGTACTATTGATTAATTATATTATATATCAATTTAATTGATATTGCAAGCTATTAAATTGATATATATGAAGTTATTTTCATTTTCATTGACTTCAAATTCAATCATTTATATAATTACTTTAAGAAACATCAATAAAATTGAAAAGGATTTGATTGTCATGTTCCCCTCTCGTTTGCAAGAAGCTAGGAAAAAGAAAGGTTGGAATCAAAATCAACTCGCCGAAAAGATTGGAAAAAAGGCTAACACGGTTTCTACTTATGAAAATGGCGGCGCTATGCCTCCCGTTGAAATTGTCCGCAAATTGGCCGATGTCCTAGAAGTATCCTTTGAATGGCTCCTCGGAAATCCAAGTAGCGAGAATGGAGACATGTACGATCTCATTTCTTCAAAAGGGGTAAAATGGAAAGGAAAAGAGCTTTCACCAGAACAATTACAGAAGGCAGCAGGAATTTTAGAATTACTACTCCAAGATGAAACGGAGGATAAAAAATGAATGTAGCACTATATCTACGAAAATCGAGAATGGACAAGGATCTTGGAAATGATACCCTGATCCATCATGAAAAGGCTTTGCTAGAACTAGCCAAGCGGAATCGCTATATTATCAAACATATCTATCGTGAGATTGTATCAGGCGAAACCATATCCGACCGTCCGCAAATGACTCAACTTCTGGAATATGTTGGAAACGGACTCTATGATGCTGTTCTTGTTATGGATATGGACAGACTAGGAAGAGGGAATATGGCCGATCAAGGTCTAATACTAGCTACTTTCCAAGAATCACAAACCAAAATTGTTACACCTCAGAAGGTATATGACTTGCAAAATGAAGCGGACCAAGAATACGGAGAATTTTTAGCCTTCTTCGCTCGGAGAGAACTTAGCTTTATTAAAAAACGTTTGAAACGTGGAAAGGAACAATGGGTCAAAGAAGGAAACTTCCCATCATCCCGCGCTCCCTATGGGTACAGAGTGACAAAGGACGGTAGAAATCGCTCTTTAATCCCTGAGCCGAAGGAAGCAGAGATTGTAAAGCAAATCTTTCATATGTATGTGAAAGATCAATTAGGATATATAAATATTGCAAAGCATCTAAACAAGTCAGGAGTCCAATTTCAAAATGGGTCTATGTGGAAACCGTTTACTATATCAGGTATTATTCAAAATGCCACTTATATTGGAAAAGTACAGTTTAAAAAAAAGAAATACACAAAATCAAAAGACCCAAGATATAACGAAAGCATCACCAAAAGACCACAATCTGAATGGATAGAGGCAGAAGGAAAGCATTTACCTCTTATTTCAGAATCCTTGTTCGTAAAGGCCCAAGAAATCAGAAAAGGAAAGTACCATACCCCAGTCAATGGTCAGGCTCCAGCGGTAAACCCCTTAAATGGACTTATAAAGTGTGGCGAATGTGGTCGTACTATGACAAGCATGAGAAGCGCAAACATGGTACTACGACTCAGATGCCGACATTTCAAATATGGATGTAATAATCGCAGCATTCTACTACATCATCTCGAAAAGATGTTGCTAGAAAAGCTAGATTTGTGGGTTTCTGAACAAAGAAGAAATGTAGACGAAAAGCATCGCAAACAGCCTAAGAAAAAAGATGAGTCCACAACGCATTTTTTGATTAGAGAAGCCTCAAAGGAATTACAGACATTCGACGACCAACTCGGAAAACAATACGATTTGTTAGAACGCGGAGTATATGATGAGGGACTTTTCCTTAGTCGCTCCAAAATAATCAAAGAAAAACAAAAGGAGCTATCTAACCATCTCGCACAACTAAAGGAACGAAGAAAAAAAGAAGAAGAGAAAGAACAGATCGAACATACCCTTATTCCTGAGATCGAAAATGTACTCGATTTATACCATGCAACCACTTCAGTAGACAAAAAAAATGAGTTACTGAAAAATATCTTAGACCATGTAATATACGAAAGAAAAGGGAATAATCCAGTCACTCTCCAGATTTATCCCCGTATCTAATCCCCTTATATCTATTGTGGTATCCTGTTGGTTGATTGAAGGTCCAGTTGGATCTCTGCCACATCATTCATCACCCGCAACATTTCTTCATAAGTAGTAATTCCGCTTGAAACTTTTCGACGAAAGCCTTCTGGCAAGAAACGAATTCCTTTTTGACGAAAATGATTCCGGTATCGCTGAATCGTACGACTCTCAATAATAAGCCGTCGAAAATCATCATCTGCTTCTAGCACTTCAAATACGCCTGTACGTCCGTAGTAACCAGTATGATGACATTCCTTGCAGCCACTCGCTTGGCAGTACATACAGCTTTTTCGGATTAAGCGCTGGGCAACTACACCCGATAATGCATTCGCAACACGATACGGCTCAATGCCCATATCCATCAAGCGTACCACCGCCCCAATCGCATCCGCTGTATGAAGGGTTGTTAAAACTAAATGACCGGTCAACGCTGCTCGAATCGCAATTTCGGCTGTCTCTAGATCACGAATTTCACCAATCATAATGACATCTGGGTCCTGACGAAGGATAGCCCGTAGACCCACACTAAAATTCATCCCTGCTTTTGGATGGACTTGTACTTGATTAATTCCGGGTATCTGCACTTCTACAGGATCTTCTAGAGTGATTACATTTCTTGCAGAATCATTCAAGCATTGCAACATGGCATATAAAGAAGTGCTTTTCCCCGATCCAGTTGGTCCTGTCACGACAACCAAACCCGTATATCGTTGTAAAATCTGCTCCAATCGTCCTAATTCTTCTGGGTCCATTCCTAAGTGATGAAGTTGAATCAATTCCTTTTTTGTTTGTAAGAGTCGTAATACAGCCTTCTCTCCATATAAAGTGGGTAACAATGAAACACGCACCTCTGCTGCCATCTCATCTAAATGAATCGTCATAGCACCATCTTGCGGTAAACGACGCTCACCAAGGTCTAGTTGGCTCATCACTTTTATCCTTGATAACAGAGCAGGTTCGTGTTCAACCGGAACACGATGGGTCTCTAGCAAGAAGCCATCTACTCTCTGTCTGACGCACATAAAGTCAGGAAATGGCTCCAAATGGATATCACTTGATCTACGTACCACAGCATCTCCCAACAGATCAGTTAAAAACTGGACAACATCCAT